CCGCGCCCAACAGATAGGCTTGGGCCTGATTTGCGTTTCGTCGCCATTACGCCCTCTTCACTGCGCGTTTTTCTGCAGCCGTGTAGGGCGCGCGCTTCTTGCCGGAGCTGGTCGCCTTATTCTTGGCGCGCGATCCGGCGGATTTTTGACCAGATGATAAACTTTTGCGTGCAGACTTGGGCAGGTAGCGGCTTTTGCCCTCCTTGCCGGAATAATCCCAATCTTGCTTGCTCCACTTGGACAAGCTGTTGCCGCTGCTCTTTGAGCCAGAATAACCGCCGCCCGCTTCCTTGTAATACTTAGTGGCGAGCTGCATGGCACGCGCACTATGCCCGCCCATCTTAGCCTTGGCTCGCGCCTTCGACTTTTCCCATAGCTTCGGGTTGGTCTTCTTCGCCGTCGCCATCTACGCTCCTTCGCCCCACTGGACGCATTGATAATCCATCGCGCGGTACGCAGGAAACGTCTGCCGCGCGTATTCCAGCCCGCTCGGTATGGACTGTATGCACTGGCTCTCGCTCTGCATCACGGGGCTGCCAAACGCAAAGCAGTTACCCTCGACGCTGCAAAGCAGAAGCAGCGCCGTCCACATCACTTCTTGCGCGCGGGCATCTTCCGCTTCGTCGTTGTGCCATACTGCTTCTTCTTTTTCATCGCAGCGGCTGCAGCCTTTTTGCCTGCGGCTGTGTACGGGAACTTTTTACCACCTACATTTGGCATCACAATCTCCATAATATCTTGCGATATAATAACATTAAAACGCCAAAAAGAAACCCCGCGCGCTGGGAGGGGCGCAACGGGGTCAAGTTGTGCGGGTACAGGGAGGAAAACCCGCGATGAGGTACAGACGTGGACATGAAACCACTCTGAGCAAGGCCAAGGTAAACTTTTTTCAGAGAAAATGCAAATAGCTGCATTTAGGGGGTTGCACCTATGTTAACAAAATGTTAACGTCAGGTATAAATCAACAGGGGCTGCGGCCCCGCAACGCTCGGGAGGGCAATATGACCAAACTAAAAATCAAATCAATCAACCACGGCGAAACCAAAGCGGACAAAAACCGCTACTGCGGCCCCGCCGTCATCAGCGCCGTCACAGGCATGACCACTGGCGAGGCTGCGCGCCTGATCCGTCACGTCAGCGGGCGCAAGTCAGTCACCGGCACCAGCACATGGGAAGTCAAGCGCTCCCTCGAAATGTGCGGCGTCGACAGCACGCGCGAAAGCTTCGGCCTCGCGCTGAGCCGCAGCAAAGGCCCGACGCTGGCGGCGTGGCTCAAGCACACCGTCAAGCAGCGCACCGCCGACCGCGTGTTTCTGGTCGTCGCGGGCTGGCACTGGCAGCTTGTGCAAGGCCGCCGCATCGTGTGCGGCATCCTCGGCGATCCAACATCAATCCGCGACAAGCGCGTCAAGCGCCGCGCACGCGTCGCCGAAGTGTTTGAGCTGCAGTCGATGGGCGCGATCACCAAACCCATGGCAGCGGCCAAGCCAAAGCGCGCAGCGCAGCCTGCCGACGGCGACCGCGCCAAGGCAAAGCGTCTGGCCGCCAAGCTCGGCTTCACCATCGAAAGCCAATACGACACATATTTCGACGGCAGCCGCCAATACATGTATTGGATCGACGGCGCCGACAAATACGTCGATGCGGGCGTGGTCGAGTATTCGTGCCACTACTCATGGTACGACGTCCTCGACAGCCTGCAGGCAATCGAGGCGCACAAGCCCTAAACGACCCCGCGTATGCCCCTGCGAAGGGGCGCGCCCCACCCGCCAACCTTGGAGCCAAAATGCATCGCCGTGTGGTCTGTCGCCAATGACAGGCACACGGCGTCGGCGCGATCTGGCGAGGCAACGCGCCGCTTCTTCATGCTGTCCTTGCTCTCGACCTGCATCTTGCCGCTTGACGTGAAGTGATATCGCGGCGCTGCCAGCTCAGCATATAACGCGTCGTCACGCGGCAGCTTAACATCCATACCCTCCAGCCACGCCTTCGCCTTGAACCACAGCTCCGCGCGCAGGTTCACATATGTCTGATTGGCGGCGGCGCGCTCCGACACGTTCAACCCGCGCGCCGGAAGCCCCACCTCGCGCAGCCGGTCCAGCACGCCTGCGCCGAACCCGTTGCTATCCACGATGATTTCCTGCGGACGCTTATCCGCCGGCAGCGCGTCATACTCCGCCTTCACGGCGCCCGTAAGCTGCATCAAATCGAGGTTGCGCCACACGCTGAGCGGATGCACGACGGGCCCCTGCCGCTTAGCCAAGACAGACGCATCCCCGCCCTGACGCGCGACGTCCAGACCCCATATGCTCGCCGTGTTCTCATGCACACGCACGTCGCTGGCCATGGCGGCCTCGATCAGCGAGACAGGTATCACCGTGTCCTCCTCGGACGGCGGGAAATTGCCAAGCACGCGCACATGATAAGCGGGGCTATCGGGCCCGTAGCGGCGCTGCATATCCGCCACGAAATCCTCGCTGACGCGCGGGCTGTCCACGCAGCTCACATGCATCGTGTGCCAGTCGTCGCGCAGCCGGTTGTGCGTCTCGTAGAAGAACCCCGTGTTACGCGTGGGGTTGCCCGTCAGCACCGTCGTCGCGGTGTGGCCGGACATCGACCCACTGGCAGCCTCAAACACCGCCTCGGGTATCCCGCTGGCCTCGTCAGCAAGCAGCAGCACCGAGGGGCTGTGAACGCCGGCCAGCGCCTCGGGCTGCTCCGCCCGTGACGTCCTGCACGAAATAAACGTGCTCTCGGGGTGGCTCTTCAGCTCAATCCGATCAGACTTCACCTCTAGCAGGCTGTCAAACGGCGGCTTCAGCTTCTTGGCCAATGCCTTCATCTCAGCGAACAGCGCGTCAAATAGCTGCGCGCTGGTGGGCGCCGTGACAACCGTCTTGCTCGGCACGCGCATCAACACATGCCACAGGGCAGCCATGGCGACGCCGGTACTTTTGCCGACGCCGTGGCCGCTGCGCACGCTTACACGGCGTATGGCAGGCGCGGAGACGGCGTCCAGCAGCTCAACCTGCCACTCGTCGGGCTCGATGCCAATGACCTCCTCGGCAAAGCGGACAGGGTCGTCACGATAGCGGCGCATGAGCGCCAGAAACGGGTTATCTTGGGGTGCGGGGGTGCTGGTCATTTTTTCGCGTGGCTCCTATTTTTCGGAAAACGTGAAGGGGTGGGGGGTATGGCGGGTATGCGTGGGGGGGTCATTGCAATTGCACCCCGCCGCGCCAAAAGAGGGGGGGGGTCAAACCTGACCATCTGGTCAGAATATGGCCCCGAAACCGGCTGGAATCGCATAATCGTTATTATGTTAAATAAAATATGCAGCAATATCAGCACGTTAGCGTTTTACAACTATTTAAAGTTGTATCGTTGTGCATATTGCTGCGCTGCGGAGCGGTAATATGATACCGCAATCTTGACCATCCAGTCAGGTTAAGGTAACCGCGCGCGCCTATGCGCTTCCCTCTCTCGATGTGCAAAATCGCCATCATTCGCCATCCTCTTCCACGATCTCAGCGTCCTCGATATCGTCCACGTCGCCAAGCAACTGCGCTGCCTGCGCGTGCAAGTCGTTCACGCTGATGTTGATCGCGATATCCTTCTGCCGCACGTCGTATTGCTGGTTCAGCTTCGACGCGATCCACTTGTCGGTATCCACCTGCAAGCGTGACACGTTCACCGTCGCGGGATCAGCGCTCTGCGCCGTATCCACCGCGCGTGACGCGAAGAAGTGCCCAGCGGCTTCCTGTGCCGCTCTGTAGCGCTCCTTACGCCCGCGCTCAGCGTCGAGCCACTTGTTCCACAGCTTCCACCCCACATTGAACTCGCCAATGATCTTGCTCACGGTTTCACCGCGTGACATCCGGTCGAATATCTCGTCCTCGCCGACCGCGTTGATCGCCGCGATCTTCGCCTTCCCGATTTCACCCATCGCCAGCCTCCAGTTCACCCGCTATCGCAGCGTACCCGCACACGTCCACCCAGTTATCTGAGTGATCGCTTGAGCGCGACCGCGATACCTTCAGCAGCACCATCATCGCCGCCACGTCCACCTCTGTCACAGGCACTCCGAGATACGCCGACCACATGCCAGCGATGGTCGCGTGCGACGCCTTTGCGGAGCCATACGTCCGCTGCCTGTCGCCCGTGATCAAATCACCCGCCGTGCGTAAAATATCTTCCCTCGTCACCATGGTATGTCATCCTCAATGTTATTGTTGCCATCTCCATCCACCACACGCGTCACCTTCGCGTTGGGAAACGTCTCAAACGCCTTCTGCAAAAACGCCTCGCTGAAATGCTGCTTCAGTATACACGCCGCATCCTCGAACGAGTAGACCACCCACTGCGGATATCGCTTGCGCAGCTCAGCGCATCCCTGCCTCGCGAAGCACACGATCTTCCCGCCATCCACTTCCACGCACCAAGCGTGCGGCGACAGCGGCTTATGCCC